AATTTACCAGGAGTAGGAATTCCAATGGGAGATTTATTTTCTTATGATCCAAGCGAAAAAAGTTTTTTTAGTAATATACAGCGAAAACTTATATTATTTTTAGTAATTTTAACTCTAACTTTTATTGTTCCTTACACAGTATCTGAAACTTCTGAAAAAGATTACCCTTCTGTTTTATGGCCTTCTTTAGGAGTATTTACAAGTTTTTGGAGTTTAGGATTAATAACATTAAAACCTAAAGGTATAGTTTAATTATAGATTACACCTTTAGAATTAACAAAATAATAAATTAAATATAATGTAGCTAATCCTAAAAATATAGAAAATAGAATATTAAGAGAGGTATTTGTATCTCCTGTAGTATTATGTTTCCTGACAGAAAAAATCCAGGCGATTACAGAAAAAGAGAAAATTGTTATAAAAGATATGACAAAATTAAATTTGTTTTTTGGAAAAAATAAAAAATCTAGAATGGCACCAGGAACTAAAATAAAATTTCTAAGACCTCTAAAAATGTAAAAATCACTGCCTCCTCCAAATTCATCGCTTTCTTCCGAAATAGTTATTCCTCCAATTCTTTTTAATTGTTCTTTTGCGACAGCTCGTTGACCAGGCGAATAAACTTGTTTCAGAATTGAGAAAATTAAAAATACACCTAAGACAAAAGTATAAATTAAGTAAATATATTGTCCAGAATTGTAATTAGTGTCTTTTCTTTCAGCTATCAGTGGTCCAGCTAAAAGAGGTCCTAAAAAAAGAATATTTTTTACAATATAAGATATAGCTGACATTTTATTAATAAAATATTTTAATTTAATTATGCTTTACCCACTTAAAAACGTTTCCTTTTACTTTTTTAACAATCCATTCATTTCCATCTGCTCCTTTCATAACAGTTCCTTCTTCGTATTCTTTTGCTCGTAAAGCAGGAGCTTTTCTTTTTCTATCTAAACCGTCATGAGTTTCTTCGTAATATTTTACCCATTTAAAATTTCCATTTTTTAATTTTTTGTTTGTCCAAGAGGTACCATCAGCTCCTTTTCTAACAGAGCCTTCTTTTAATTTAGAAGCATCCACAGGAGGAGTTTTTTTGTTTGTAATTAGTCTAGTTCTTAAAGGTGTTGTTGGAATATTTTTTACAGGTTTAACAGGCTTAGGAACCCTAACAGTATCGTCTTCTTCATCGATACCTTCTAAAAGTTTCACAGGGTCTATTTTATCTTTTCCTAAATCTATTACTCTAATTTTAGGGTTATCATAGTAGACCCATTCATCTATTGCTCCTTGTCCAAAAGTATTAAAATTATTCACGTTAATAGCCTTTTCCCCAAAGCTTTCTGTTATATAACTATAAGCTTCATCGTAACTATTTGTTCTGCCTAAAATTTCTTGACCAAAAGCGATAACAAAGACTCTTTCACACATTTTAATTATTTTTTAATTAAAATGAAAAATTTTAAAATTCCGCGATTTCAGGAGGTGCTTGTCTTCTGACAATGACACCGTACCATCTTCTATCCCGTTGCTTTCTTAGCTTATCAGGAGTAGAGAGAATTTCTATCATTCTTGGTTTTGGCAGGACTTGACTTTGAGGATAAGTTTCTTTCCACCATTTTTTGTAAATTGGATAAACATCTGTTGCTGTAACATACTTACCCATATCAATGTCTCCGTCTTTTGTTTTTGGATTTTCTAACATTTCTGTAATAAAAGAAATGTGAGGATCATGTTTTTTCCAATAATCCGCCATCCAATCTTTAATGTATCTTGGTGGCTCTAATCCTTCTTCTCGGTAAGTTTTGTAAGATTCTACCGCAAGCCAAAGAAGAGCAGAAGCTAATTTTGGAATGTTATCTTCAAATCTTTCATCCATTCGGTAAGTTTTAGCTTTTACTTGTTCTTCATGAGTTTCTGCGACTTGGAATTTTTCTCCAGCTCTGACCCATCTTCCTTCAAAAGGAGTAAATAAAAATCTATTTTTTGTAGCTTCATCGATTCCATCCACATTAGGAACAAGATTTAAAACCATAATATTTTTAAATGTAGTTTCGATAGTTCCACCGTCTTCATTACAAGAGCGAGCATAAAAACTATCACCGCCAGTAAGACGTTTAATTCTGGCTCCTTTAAAACTCATGTCGTCATCTGGTTCTGCGGAAAAAGCTACTCTGGACCCTTCTGTTTGAGCTAATTCTGGATTAGGACCAGAGCCTCCTCTTTGTTGAGCGCTAAAATAAGTTGCCGGTAAATCGCAATAATAGTCACCCATCATAATTCTTAACATTTTCTGATAAACACTTTTTGACCCATTTGTATCTCCTATCCAAACTCTGAAATATTTTTCCGCATTTCTTCCGTAAAGTAAAGAAGCCAAATCTTTTTTCATGTGATGATTAATAGAAGGCTCTGGAAAAACTTGCTCAAAATATTTTAAAAGTTCAATCACATCTGGATGCTTATAACTGTATTCTGACTTATAAGTTACCCCGAGACGTTTTGTAATAAAATCTTCTGGTTTTCCAGGTCTACTAATGGCTCTTTTATCTAAAAGCTCAATAATAAAATTTCCAGTTCCTAGTAAATTAGGGTTTTTATTTAAGATTTTTGTCAAATTTTCTTTGTAGAAATACTCTTTTAAAGACCTAATTAAAGGTCCTCTAAAAGTTTCAGTTAAGAGTTTTTCTATTAGCTTACCAACGTCAGTAATCTGCTTTTCTAACTCACTGACTTTCTCTCTTGAAGTTTGACTTTTTCCGATTAAACTTCTGTTTTGTCGCAATTTTTCTTCAGAAATTTGAGACCTAACACGGTCAAAACAAGGAATAAAAAAGTTAGTAATTTTTCGTCTGATAGAAAAATCTTCTTCCAAGATTGTTAATCTGCTTTTTCTAAATTCTATCCATTTTCTTCCAGAAAACATGTAGTCCAACCAAAAAACTCTGTAAAAAGCTTCCGCGACTGACACATGTTTTGCGTCAACAGCTCTTAGTAATTTTGGTCGGCACCAAGCTTCATGCCAGTCTTCATATTTTTCTTTGCTGTCAATTCTCGCATACCAAGCAATTGTTTTTACAGAAGTATGTTCTTGGTCAAAATTATCATATTTTGACTCACAAAAATTCCTGTCAAATTCTTGAGATTTTGTTTCCGCTATTCTAGTCCACTCATTAAGACCGTCTTCATCTCCACCGGAAGCCTTATAAAGAGCTTTTCCAATATCTAGAAAATAAACTTCTTCATTGAATCTTGTTTCAGAAAGCATTTCTACAAGTTCTAAACAAATACTAAAATCGTCAGGATTTTCGTTCTCATATTCGAAATCTGTTTCTTCTGACATAATAACGCTTCCGGAACGACTTGTTCCTCCTGGATTATATTCGTCTTTAATATGGTTTAACCCGGAAAGATAATCCATGCTCAAAAAAAGAGGCAAAAGATACATATTTAATTCTTGAGGATTCATGTCTCCATCCTCAAGAATTTCTACTTGATCCGAGATACAAGACCCGTTAGAAATAAAACTATGATTCATAAAGTCATAAGCATTATTAATTGCTATTTCTTTTGCTTTTTCTGAATAAGAACCGATAAAATAACACGGAGGACGTCTTAAATTATCTGTAGAGCCGTAAAGGGGATAAGTCTCTTTTATTTCTTCTAGTTGAGAATCCCAATCTCCTAAAGGAGAAGATTTTGTAAAAAAATTAGAAGCTTTTGATTGACGTAAGTTTTGGAGAATTTTAGATTTAAAAACAGTATTTAAGAATTTTTTATCAGCTCGACAGTAAGGGAACTGTATCTTTAGTTTTACATTTAATCTGGAATTTTCTTTCCAATTAGAAGATTCTGAAACACAACAAATTAATTCAGATTTTTCTGAAGAAATAAAAAATATCTCTTTAATAGTCTCTTGATAAACTTTTACAATTGTTAAAAATAATTCTTTTTCGTAGAGTGGTTCAGAATCTATATCACCAATATTTTCTAAGTCGAATCTGAAAAGGAATTCTCCTATTACAGGAATACAACTTTTTGTTATTTCTCCAAGAGCGAGAACTGGTTTTTTATTCCACTTAGTAAGGTCTTTCATATATAAAGAATCACAATAATTCTTAAAAAAATGTATTACATTAGAAACATCAATATCATGTTTTTTCTTATTTTCGTAATTATGAATAGAAAAAACTGTACTTGTACTTTTTTGTTTTAGAAGTTCTAAAACTTCATTATAATGTGTCATTTTAATGAAAATATTTTATATAATTTTAAATCATTTTTGGTGTTAAAAAAATACAAAAAAATATTTTTTGTATATTAATAGTAGAGTTTAAAATTTTTTATATTAAGTGTTTAAATAGAAATTACCTTTGAATTATACTCTTCTCTATCATAATCTTCGGGGCGTCCTCTTGGGTTACTAACAAATCTTACTCCGTTAATTTTTCTATCAAATTGCGCGTGATTGTGTCCAAAAATCCATAGTTTTATCTTTTTATTGTCTTTTAAAAGTTCTAAATATTTAGTATTATGCTCGGTTCCTTCTTCTTCATCTCTTATCATATCTTCCAAAGGAACTGTATGTGTTACAATAACAATATTCTCGATGTCCATTCTTTCATTATAAAAATCCACTTCGTTTTTTAAACTTTTAAATTCTTCAATTGACCTTTTATTTGTGTTATGGATAAATTCTAGGGCTAATTCATCTGTTATTCCTTTGACCCATTCTTTAAAATAATTTTTACTCTTTTCTACTACTTTTTTATCCATATTACAATAATTCCACCAACCACAAGCTCCGATAAAAACTGTTTTATCTATGATAAAGTGATTTTTTCTCAAATACTTAATTTGAGGATTTGTAATTTTTTTATTTATTTCTGCTGTAGTATAAAGACTTGGATACCTATTTACATGTTCGTGATTTCCATCTACATAAAGTATATACTTATAACATTTACTTATTTTTTCTAAAAATTTTACAGAGATATCTAAATCATCAGAGATATCTCCAGCTATTACCAAAATATCTTTTCTATTTTCTACATCTAAAGGAAAATTTTTTCTTTCACCACTTTGATGTTTTAGGGGAAGTTTTAAATCCCAATAATCTATATGGAGATCGCTCATAATCTCGAATCTCATTTTATTTTTTTAAATAAAATAAAATTAAGCAAAAAATACAAGTCCATAACAACAACATAAAAACGAACAAGTGATACAATTAGTAGTTCTATCGGATTTTTGCTTTAATTTAGAATAACTTCTTTTCAAGGGTCTTACCCTGTTTGATTTCTTTTTACCAAAGCAACCCATTTATATATAAGTAAAAATTAATTTTCTAAATTAAATCTGTCAGAATTAAAAAACATCTCTATTAAAGGCTGGTATAGCATTTCTATTTCGTTAGAAATTAAACTTCTTTCAGAACTCACTTCTTTCTCAATAACTATTTTTTCTTTTAGTTCTTCAAAATTTTCCATCATAGTTCCATTCAGTTCTAATTGTAATCCTCTTTGAGAAAATCTTTTTTTAATCTTGTTTTTAAATTTTAAGTTTTCAAGAACATGATAAAAAATATTAAACTCTTGGCGATTATAAGGATTTTCTCTTTTTTTTAAAATTGTTTTAAATTCTTTACAAGAAAAATAATGTATTACATTATTATTTAAAAGAGAAACTACATCATCTTGGTTGTAATCTATAATTTTATTATAACAAAGATCTACAAAAGATCCGTCTGATTCTACAGCATTTCCACTTTCTATCTCAAAAGTGGAAGATTTTAATTTTAAAAGATTAAAATTTTCACTAATATAATTAAAATATTTTTCTTCCCC